TGATTTATTCCAAGATATATACGAAAATACCAAAACAAATAAGACTCAATTAGAAGTTCTTATGAAAGAGGTTGTTGGTTTTATAAAAGATGGTGATACTGCTGTACAGATTATCCCTATGCTAAAAGAATATTTAGAAATCAACGTTAAAAACGATGACCAATTAGTGAAGGTAGCTGCTATAGTGCAACGTATAATAGCAGCAGAGAGTAAAGGTACAGGTGAAGATGAGTATGGTTTATCTGAGGCTGAGAAGGAGCAACTGTTAGGTGCGATAGAAGATGCGGCTACAGACTTACAGAGTCATTCAGATGAAATAGAAGACGACATTAAAAGGATTGAGAATTAATGCCATTTTTTAAACGTAAAGGTACAAGAAAAAGACACACAGATAAAACAGGCTTTACTAGCTATGATGATGTTTATGCTATCATAAAAGATAATGTAGAAGATGTTGAGTTTCATCAGATAGAACCAGCTGTAGTTTTAAATGTGTTACTAGATCCAAAAGATTATCCGACTATAAAAGGACCTAATGAAGGTTTAATTCCAGACTATTCTTTTTATGGAACAATAAAAGCTAGATTTGTAGAGAGTCAAAAGGATGGGGATGAAATAGTAGGTTTTATAAAACCTATGTCTTCCCACATTGTGGCTTACCCACTTATAGGTGAAGTTGTAAATATAGCAACTCACGGAGGACAACTATATTATTACAACCCACTAAACCTAAGAAATAAAATAAATATAAATTTAGCAGGTGGTCAAGAAGGTGATGGTAAAGTTACAGAAGGGGCAACAGAGTTTAACAGACCATTGCATTCCGAACATGGTGATATAACTATAAATGGTAGATTTGGGAATGGTGTGAAGCTTGGAAGTGATCCTTCTTATCAGTATCCTGATATTAAAATTACGAATAGGCAAGCAGTATTGCCTGTGCAAGTAGTAGATGATTATGTATCACACCCACAAGGAATTAATACCGATGGCTCTTCTATATTTATAACTTCAGGTCCTATAAGAAAAGAAGACCAACTAATTCCAGCTGCTTCAAGTACTTCTATTCCTAATGTATTAGATGGAGATATGGTTACGATAAATTCAGATAAATTAGTTTTTAATGCCAAAGGTAATAAAAAAGAAAAAGGAAATAATGGTGATGTACATTTGATTGCTAGAGAAAATATTAATTTAGTGTCGAATAATGAAATTAACTTAGAATTAGGCGTTGGTAGTTTTGGGAGAATAACCTTTGGTGATTCTGAATCTGTTAATCCTATATTAAAAGGAAATCAAACCGAAGAGTTATTTAACGACATTTTTTCATCTTTAGAAAACTTTTGCAATTCAGTATCATCAGCTACTGGTATTGCTGAAGTAGCTGACTCTGCTAAACAAATGAATAAAGAAATAAGTAAATTAAAAAATAACAATTTACCCAATATAAAAAGCGATATGGTGTTTATTGGTGAAAATTTTTCTGATGAAATAACTGAGGTAACCGAAGTCGATGGTTCTTCTGAGGCTATCTTAGCAGGCGGTGCAAGGGGTTAAGTATGAGCGTTATATCAGATAAATTAAAAAAGACTATTGAGAAACTTCTAAACACACCAACTGACAAAATAAAAAAAACAGTTGATGCTATTGTTAACAATACGAGGCAGGGTAAAGAACAAGGTGACGCTATCAAAAATGTTTTAGATACAATCGTCAAAATAGAAACTACTTTTGTAACAGTACAAAGCTCAATAGAAGCTTTAAACTCAATAAAGAAAACTTTGAAAGCATCTAAAACGGCAGCTGATGGGGTGAAGAAAGCATCATCTGTAGCTGCAGCTCTCAATCCACCTGCTGCTGCAGCTGCAATCGCTCAAGAATTTGTAATTAAAAAAATCGAACAAGAGGTAGATGATGCAGAAAATACAATAAATGTTGCGCCCACATTAGTTGAAAATATTAGAAAAACAATTAAAGAACAAAAAGACAAGTTAAAAAAAGCACAAGAAGAAAAGAAACAAAAAGATTCAATTAGAGAACAAAGAAAAAATAATCTCAATTCTTAATATTTATATAAAACAGTAAGGAGTTAGTTATGGCTAAAACATCAAAATTAGTTAGTTTAATTAAAGAAATAGTTAGACAGGAAGTACAAAAAGAAGTTAAACAGATATTTATTAAGGAAGGAATGAAGTCTATGGCTCAACAAACTACCTTAGTAGAAGATAATGTTGTAGAGGTTCTTCCTGAAAGAAAACCCAAACCTAAAGAAAAAGTTTCATATACAAAAAATCCTGTGTTAAATGATATTTTAAATGAAACAGCTAACGCTGGGGAAATGGATGAATATCCAACTATGGGTAATAAAACTTTTGATAGCTCTCAAATGGCTAGTGCGATGGGATATGGAAATGTTATGGGTAGTGCAGAAAGTCAAAGAAAGGCAGGAGCTATACAGACAGCACAAGCAGCTGGTGTTGATACATCAAATAAAGCAGTGCAGGATGTAATGGGTGACTTAACAAAAGATTACAGAGGTGTAATGAAAGCTTTAAAAGAAAGAGATAATAAATAATGGGCGTAATAGAAAACGATTTAGATGAAGATACTTTTATAGGTTTAGAGTTGCCTTTAGATATTAGCAGAGATGGAGTTTTTAAGAGAACCAAAACTGCTTTACAACAAACTAAATCTAATATAAAAAATCTTCTTCTAACCAATAGAGGAGAAAGATTAGGAAATCCTACATTTGGATGCAATTTGCGTTCTGTTTTGTTTGAACAAGAAAATACTGATATAGAAAGTAAAATTGAAGAAGAAATTCGACAAGCTATGGGAGAGTTTTTACCATTTGTAGATATACAAAAAATAGAGACTTTATTTTCACCAACTAATAAAAACATAATTAACGTAAGACTAAAATTTGGATTAAATATAGATGCTACTAGTCAAGAAGAATTAAGTTTAGATTTATCAACTAATCCCTCTATACCAGATGTTTCAACAAATAGTTAGTTTAACGGAGAAAATAAATGCCATATACAGCACCAAAAAATTCAGTAAAAGAAGTTAGGTATCTTAATAAAGATTTTACATCTTTTAAAGAAAACTTAATTGAATTTACAAAAATTTATTTCCCCAAAGAATACACAGACTTTAATGAATCTTCTCCTGGCATGATGTTTATTGAAATGGCATCTTATGTAGGAGATGTTCTTTCTTACTATGTAGACAACCAATTTAAAGAAAGTCTTCTTGCATTTGCAGAGGAGAAAAGAACTGTTTACAATATGGCACAGTCATTAGGTTACAAACCAAAATTATCAAGTGCTTCCTCTACTGGTGTTGATATTTTTCAAACTGTACCAGCAGTATCAGAGGGTAGTGGTGCAAGCTACAAAACAAAACCAGATTTAAACTATGCTTTAAATGTGAAGTCTGGAATGCAATTATTATCTGATACAGGTGTTTCTTTTGTTACAACAGAAGATTGTAATTTTAAATTTTCAAGCTCTTACGATCCAGTTACTATTACAGTTTATGAAAGCTCTAATAATGTACCAGTAACCTATCTACTAAAAAAATCAGCAAATGTTTCTAGTGGAGAGGTAACAACAGAGTTTTTTACATTCAATGCAGCTGAAAAATATAAAAGAATAGCATTAGCTAACAATAATGTTTTAGAAATAATTTCTTGTACAGATAGTGATGGGAATAGTTGGTATGAAGTTCCTTACTTAGCTCAAGATACTGTATTTACAGATATGGAAAATACAATAAGAAACGATGATGAATTATACACATACGCTGACCAAGCTCCATATCTATTAAAACTTTTAAAAACTGCAAGAAGATTTACAACATTTATCAGAGAAGATAACAGAACTGAGCTAAGATTTGGTGCTGGAACATCTGATAGTCCTGATGAAGAAATAGTTCCCAATCCTGATAGCGTTGGTTCATCTTTGCCAGGCTCACCAACCTATTTAAATACTGCTTTCGATCCTTCTAACTTTTTAGCGACTAAAGCATATGGCCAAGCCCCATCTAATACTCAGTTAACTATTAGGTATAGATTTGGTGGTGGTGTAAATAATAATATTGGAGCTAATACTTTGAGAAGCGTGCAGTCTTCTCAAATACTTTTAGACACAACAGGCCTTAGTAACAACTTAGCTAATCAAACAAAAGCTTCAATAGCTATAAATAACCCAACACCTGCTGCAGGTGGTAGGAGTGCTGAGAGCATAATAGAGGTTAAAAATAATACATTAGCTTATTTTCAAGCACAACAAAGAGCAGTAACTAAAGAGGATTATATTACGAGAGTTTATGCTTTACCTGCTAGATATGGCAATATATCAAAGGCTTATATTGTACAAGACACACAATTAGATAGTCAATCAGGAGCTAACTCAGATGGAAGAATTATAAATCCATTAGCTCTTAACTTGTATGTCTTAGGATTTAATGCTAATAAAAAATTAGCGATTGTTAATCAAGCAGTCAAAGAAAATATACAAACTTATTTAACACAATTTAGAATGGTAACAGACGCTGTAAACATTAAAAATGCTTTTGTAATTAATGTAGGTGTAAATTTTAGTTTGCTAACTAAGGTTGGATATAATAAAGAAGAAGTTGTATTGAAAGCTATACAAAAAGTAAAAGACTATTTTAATATTGATAAATGGCAAATTGGTCAACCAATTGTGTTAGCTGATATAGCTTATCTACTTTCTTTAGTTGATGGTGTTTCTGCAGTTGTTCCTCCTGAAGAAGATAATCCTAATGGATTGCCTGTATTAATAACCAATAAGTTTAAGGTATCGGGAGGATATTCAGGAAACATATATAATATAAATCAGGCTACAAAAGATGGTATTGTTTATCCATCGTTAGACCCAAGTTGTTTTGAATTAAAATTTCCAAATACGGATATACAAGGTCGTGTAATTGGTGATTCAACTGGAGGTAACTAATGAATTATTTTATTTTTCCTGACATAGATACAACTCTTTATCAGGTAAGTGGAAGTCAAAATACTGGATTGGATGAAATACTAGAAGTAACAAAAACTATGAGCACTTCAGGCGGTAATATTAAAGTTTCTCGTATTTTAATAAAATTTGACTTAACCGCAATATCAGCCTCAATGCACAATGGAACTATTACAAATCCAAAATTTTACTTAAATATGTACGATGCTAATTCTCAAAACCTAAGCACATCACAATCACTATATGCTTATGCTACAAGTGGTAGTTGGCTTGAAGGACAGGGAACTGCTGGTGATACTCCAGCTGATGGGGAAGGTGCTAGTTGGAAATATAGAGATGGTTTGACATTAGCTAGTGCTTGGAGTGGTTCAGCTCAATATAGTGGTTCTGTAGTTGAGACAACTGCTGAAACAGAAGGTGGTGCGTGGTTTACCGCTTCTTTTGGTTCACAATCATTTCAATATGAAACATCAGATATGAGAATGGATGTAACCCCTGTTGTAAATAAATGGTTAGATAAAACTCATCCAAATAATGGATTTATAGTTAAAAGGAGCGGTAGTTTTGAAAATGAGGATATCAATACAGATGAGGGAAGTAAAGATAGATTGGGAACTTTTAAATTCTTTTCGAGACAAACTCATACAATTTATCCACCTAAATTAGAAATCGAATGGTTTGATACAAAATGGAGCACAGGATCTTTATCAGCACTATCATCAATAGAATTAGAGGATTTGTCCTTTTATATGAAAAGTTTAAGACCTGAGTATAAAGAGAAATCTAAGGTAAAATTTAGAATAGTTGGTAGAGGTAAATATCCTACTAAATCTTACTCAAATACATCATCGGAATACTTAACAGTTAAATACTTACCTAGCGGCAGTGTAGAAAACATAGGTGGAGATGGTACTTACTATTCGGTAAGGGATACTCAAACCGAAGATGTTATCATTCCTTATGGTACAGGCTCATTAGTAAGCTGTGACTCAACAGGAAACTATTTTAACCTTTGGATGAATGGATTCCAATCAGAAAGATATTATAAATTTGAATTTAAAGTCGTGAGTGGTAGTAACACAGTTGAAGAAACTGTACAATACTTTGACGATGAGTTTCAATTCAAAGTAGTGAGATAAACAATGCCATATACGCCAGAACAATTAAAAGAATTAGAATGGTATCAAACTTTTTTAGAAGCTGATGAAGAAAGATACCGACAAAATAAACTACTCTTACTAGATAATGCTAACATATCTGGCTCTGCTGGTGGTTCTAATTTAATAAGAGATGAAGAAAATACAATCTTACTTTTCGAAAATCCTAGTAAGAATATGATAGAAGAAGATCCACAAAGTAGAATTTTACACGATACAGAAGTCAAAAGATTAAAAACAAAAGAAGGTGATGCTATGGTTATGCAAGTTATTGACAGACGCTTCAGAGAATTATAATGGCAAGTCAATTAACAGATAGAGATAAGGAATTATTGGATGGTAACAACGTAGTTCGCGTTGGTGATTATCCATATGAAGATGGGTATTGGGGAACTAAAAGTGGCAGAGATTTTGTTCATTTTCAAATATTTGATGTAAATGGCAATCTTATACAATATGAAAATTTACCATTATCACAATTTAGCGTAAATAATAATAACAATATATTACTTTATCCTGGAAATCATATTAGAAATTTAGGATTTGAAAGTGGTGTATTCAATGTAAAGTATAATTTTTTAAGAAAATTAGCCGGTCATGAATCTGCTGTTTTAGTTCACACCTTAGATAAAAGTACTACTAAAATTGGTGATGTATATACAAATACAAACAACATCTACATCACAGAGGAAGGAATAATTTATAGTGGAACTGAAGAAGAATTTAGAGCTAGCCCTACCATTGCAGAACAATTAAGGATAGAAGATTTAAAGTATCAAATTGATGAAATATCACCAAGCAGAACCGAAGTAAGATTAAAAGCTAAACAAATAAATAGTTCTTATATAAGCGACTTTGTTAATATACAAACTTCTATTAAAACAGAAGAAAGTGATGTTGATATTTCTTTTGATGGTGATGTATTTGAATCTAAAAAATTAACAATAAGTCCTCCAAATGGTGGTTTTGTTTTTACGCCAAAAATGGTTCAAGGAACATTGACTATACCAAATGTTTACAAAGTAAATGAAGTTCAAGTTGCCGTAAAAACAGGCACTAATATTATTAAAAATCCAAATGGTGAAGAATTAATAACAGATAATTTAGGTAATGTGTTAAGTATCGCAAACGATCGTGAATGGGATGCTTCATTACACGATGATGCGGTTAGAGTAAAAGAATGGTCTGATGGATTTAATAGTCATAGTGGTGGAAGCAGTGCTGGAACTGCTGCTATTGGTTACCATGCAAAATGGGTACAAAATGAAGGTGTTAATGCTGGTACCTGTATGAAATTTCCAGATACGAATGATTTATTTGTTGATTTGGATGCATGGCAAGGAAGCGCACAAAGATGGTTAGGCATATCACAGAGAATGCAAAATTTACAAGGAGTAGGAGCTAAACATTTTGATATTGTTAATATAACTGCTGATATAAAAAGCACGGTTGTAGGGAAAGGAGTTAGATTTAATCTGTATTATCCTTATGCTCTTGCACAAGAACCAGTGCCTGAAAATCCACCTGAGGGGTTTTTTGATCCAAATAGTTCTGGTCCAACTGAAACTCAGCCTACTGATTCACCGGAGGGTTACAAACGAAATACTGAAGCTAATGCTTTATTGGTTGAACCGAAACCACCATCAACTGAATTAGAAATGTTGACTTTATATCCATCAAT